AATGAAATCCTTTCCTTTGTTTACAACATAAACATCTTCAGTCAAACCACTCTTTGGTAGATTGAATGTGTTACTAGTTGAGGTTATTGCAACGGTAAGTGAATTTGTAGAAGTAGGTTTGTTAATGACCAGTTTTTGTCCTGTCTTAAATCTATGATTTGGAATATAAATTGCTTGATGTGGAAGAGAAATAGATTTTGGTGAAACACCAACACTAATATCCTGACTGTATTCAAATCCACTAGTAGTTCCAATACCAACTGATTCTACTGGATTGAAGTAGGTCTTGAAGTTCTTAAATGATTCAAAATTCTCTGTTTCTAATGGTATGGTGAATGAATCTTCATAGTATGTGATTGTAGATCCAATTGCATGTGCAATTCCTTGATCTTCTCTCTTAACTCTCAATACATTGTCAAATATATTCAGTACCGTAAGAAGTTCTGTTCCAATTCCAATGGTTGTTCCTGGAGCAATGCGAGGAGATACTGAGGTTGGGTAGATGTCGCTAGTAACACCACTATTTGATTCAATTGCAATTGATAGACTTCCAGTTGCAGTTCCAACACCAATGATATGATTATCAACTAATCCAGAGACAAAAGTAGTTGCAGAACCTATTTGAATTCTGTCTCCGTTAATGAGATCATGCTTTTGATTTGTATGAACTCTTACCGTATCACTACTTTCTCTAATGATTACCGAATTCTCATAACTTAAGAACGTAGTTTCAATATCTACAACATTATTGCCCTCAATTTCAACAACCTCTGCTGTTGCCCCGCCACCTGCTGTTCCAGAATTATCAAACACAATCGAATTACCAATCATGTAATTTGATCCTGGATTAATGATTCCCAGAGAATCAACAGTACCAGAAGATGCACTTTCAACAACAGAAACCTGATTTTGGAATTCGTTAGATTCCAATAAGAAATCACTTCCAGAATTAGGTTTACTTACTCTATATGGGAAAGTATTTCTAACGAGAGTTGATCCATTAAAATCAAATGATTGATCTAGTTGAGTTGTTATAGGTTCTGATCTGTAGGTATCACCAATGAAGTATGGGAAGACAGGATCCATTGCACCACTGGAACCAACTTCACTGTTTATTCCAACATAATATGCATAAATTCCATTAGGGAATTCTGGAGTTTTTGCAAACCTACCATTATGAATATCAAGATCTCCAGAATCATCAAATTTATGATCTTCAACAAAGAAACCTAATGGGAATGCTGTTTCGGGAGGTCTATTTTTAATATTGGAAAGGTCTGAAGAATATCCTGTTTCTAGAATTCTGATGTTGGAGTTATCATCACTAGGATCTTCATATGCATATGGACCATAGATTGGATTTCCATCATATGCCCAACCAATAACAGGGGAGTGTCCAGTATCTGTATTTGGATCATCGAATGCATCTCCCTCTCTATCAGTAGAATATCCAACTACACCATAAGAAAGATTATCACCAAACTCAATTAACTTTTCGCTACCAAACCTACTCTCGTTATTAACAGCCAGTCTTCTTACATCTGCTTCAATAACACAATTTCTTCCTGGAGAAATAGGAACGATTACTGTAGATTTCTCCTCATAGTTAGTACCTTCGTTTAGGATAATTACGCTAGTAACTTTTCCATCAGTAACGATTGCTCTTAACTTAGCACCATTTCCTACACCACGAACAGATAGTTCAGGTGCTGCAGTGTACCCTTTACCACCATTTTGAACATCAACGGCAATTATTCTACCATCTCTGAGAATTGCTTTTAATTGTGCTCCATTACCAGAGTCAATTTTAACAATTGGTCTCTTATGGAAGTTAAAGATATCAGAACCATAGTCAGTTCCTTCATCATAAAGGTATAGATCAACAATTTCACCAGTAACTATAGGAGTTGCAGTAATTGTATTTCCAGCACCAACATACTCTGCATTAATTTCTAATGTAACTGGTGGGAAAGCAAAGTTTTGGAATCCAGTACCAGTTGAATCAAATTTGATAAAGTTTCTTCTATTGTACTCAGTGGTTGCAGCAGAAACATTTACTGATCCAGCATCAGAAAGACGGAAATTATTATCATCAATCTTAAGAACATAATATTGATTTGATGTCGATAAACCACTAATAGCAGATCCATCAAAACTATATTGAACTAGATCTTTATCATTAAATCCATGATTTTCAAAAGTAACCTTATTATGTACGGTAGATATTCCTGATGGTTTAACTTTTAATTTTCTATTCTCATATCCAGAACCAGGTTTAACAACTTTAATTTCAGAGATTACATTCTTTTCTTCAAGTATTCTGAACTTGTGCATACCACCAGTTCCGATGGTAGTAAATCCAACTGTATTGATGCCTGCATTGTAATCATTAAGAGTCTCATACAGGAAAATAGATTTGGTATTTACTACTTGTGGGTAGTAAACTGATCCATTAATGAGTGATCTACCACTATCAGCATTAGATCCTTTAAATGAACCAATACCTAAAGGCGTATTGCCACTTGGGTTATAGACAATTGCTTGCCCGCTAGCCAAGTTATGCTCTAATGTGAAGGTGAGAGTGTCATCAGTAACATCAATGCCACCAGTAGCAGCAACACCAACCTGAGAGGCGTTGAAAGGTAGTTCTCTGAACTTTCTTACTACGACAGCTTCTAATTCCGCTCCAGAACCATTTCCACCTTTAGCGGTTACGGAGAGAACTCTGTTAATATTGAAGTTTTGTGGGTCAACTTTAACTTCTGAGAAAGATCCTCTAACCACTGCCTGAACTAATGCTGTAGTTCCGATTCCAGCAGTTGGTGGATTAACTTTAACTGTAGGTGGATTGATTACATCATATCCACTACCACCATTGAATATATTTACATCTGCAAGTGGTCCAAAGTAAATATAATCATCTGATTTGTAACTTAATACTTCAACACCATTGATAAGAGCACCAATCTGTCCAGATTTAGTTTTCTTATTATTTCCCGATTGAATATTTGGTTCAATTGGGAATTTAGAAAGTGCTTGCTTAAATGAGAGTGACTTATTATAATGTTGCTTTAAAGTGAATGAATGTGTTGATGCTGTTGTATAAGTTCTAAACTCAACATACTTTGTAGTATTGATGAATGATCTTGCGTTGAAGAGTCTTATAGTATTCTTAGAATTACCAACTAACTCAACATAATAAGTTCTACCAGAAACAAGTCCACTAATATCATCAGTTGCAGTGGTATGGTAAATTACTGCGTCACCAGTGATGAATGGTACATCATTTGCAAATGATAATGTAGTGAACAATGCCGTTACTGAACTCTGTCCACCAAAAATAGAACTTATATTAGAATTTGCTGTAATTTCAATATCTGCTGTAGATATATTTTTTGTTATTTGATACGATGGCAAAGAGTTAGATGCCATGTAATGGAACTTATCGTCCTCATTGTATACATTTTGCACATTGGCAAGCAGCCTATCGCCACTCAAAGCAAGAGGAGAAGACTCTGCATATTCATATCTTCTTCTAATACTTAATCTTGTGTTTGCAGCAACACCAGTAATATTTGTGTCAAGAGTTACTAATGTTCCAGAAATTGCGTCTACTTGAACATTAACCAGGACTAAATCTTCACCACCCCTATTGAGAATATCAACACGATCGCCAACTTTAAGACTTGACTTATCTGGTTCCTCAAAGAGAGTTACTTCATTATTTGAAAAGGAATCAATTTCATATCTTGTTCTTACGTTATAAAGCCAAGTATTAAATACAAACTGCTTCTTATCTAAATTATTATTCTTAATCTCTTCACCAAGATTTCTAACTGGAATCTTATCTTCTTCTAATAAAAGAGTATAATCTTCAGTTTCTTCTAAGTCTGATAGAATACCAGTAACTCTTAAGTTGACTTGATTATTAGGATCTCCTTCTTCAAATCCAAAAACAGTTGTCTCTGCATAAATTCTATCTGCAGTGCTGATGCCAACACTTACACCAATACCAGTCCCACCAGTTACACCAAAGAACTGATTGATATTTTTGTTGTCATAACTTACAATATCATTACCAATGAACAACTTACCTGAAGTATCAAATCCAACCGTAGAATCAACAGTAATAATTGATGATCCAACAGAAACTTCGTCGGTCGCATTTGTGCTAGGAGTGATCTTAAACTCACCCTCAATTAAACTCTGCTCATTATATCCACTGAACAGTTGAATCTTATAAAAAGTTTTCAGATTTCTTGTAATAATCTCAACTTCTGAGATTGGACCAGCCGCAGTCTGATCAGAACTCTTGAGCATCTGACCAGGTAGTTTATTAGGATCTCCCTCCAATACCTCTGTAATAAGAGTTTGTCTTCTTCTATACTCTGCTGAGGATGGTTTTAATAGGAACTCCTCAAGGTTGAGGATCTTAGGTGTAGTGCCGTATAGAACATTGAATAGAATTCTAAATGACTCATCAGTACCTTTACTTTGATAAAAATTCCTTATCTGCTTTATAAAGGAATTTACATCCAGATTCGATACAAAATCAACATCTTCAAATCCTGGAGCGAGTAAAACCTTGATTTTACGATAAAATTCTTTTAGGAATAATGCACTGAGGTTAGAAACCTTAGAAACACTATCATGATTAGACGCCGAAGATGTTGAGAATATTAACTCTTCTGGATTTATATTATTAGAATATGTGGTAATTCCACTAAATCCACGAACACAACCAGTGAAACTATTGGTTGTTATACCAGTATAGGTGAAAATCTCATCATCAATCTTAAAGAGACCATACTCTCTAGGAAATCCCTTAGTAGTCTCAACACTAATAGTAGTATCTGTAGTAGATATAGCACTAGTAGTAGAAGTAAATCCAGCAATTACCTCTTGTGTAAGGTTATTGAGATTTAAATACTGATCTAAATTCTCAGCAATATCTACAGGACCACCCTGAAATTCCTGAGATATGTAATACTGCCTCAGAAAGTCAACCGCTTTGGGGCTTTCAGATAATATAAATTCGGGTAACTGATTGTCGACAATCTGTTGTATCTTTACCCTAGATTCAAATCCAGTTGAAATCATATCTCCTCTCGTTTATCGTGTTAATTTTCCGTTAGAATAACTAGACCTTACTGGGAAATTAACTCCGGAGATTTGCTCTCCAGAAGCTATAGTGTCTTTAACCATATTTATAGTGCTTTTGTTAGTGTCAAAAACCAAGTACAAGTCCTTTAAACCAATGACATCATTGGAATCTGGGAATGCCTGAATTTCAATTACCCCATTGGGAAGATCAGTTTCAATAATATTAATTGTATTAACAATTACTTCCCCGTTTGTATAATCAACTGTACCAATTGACTTCTTAACAACCTCAAAAGTTTCTGGATCTAACGTTGGTTTGACGATAGAAAGAATACCAATATCGCTATCTGCAGATGGTACGTCTACAAAGAACACGGTGTCTGGATCATCAGCAACTTTAAATCCAGTACTCTTAATGTTGTAACCGTCGATTCTCTTATAGAATTTATTACCAAAGCATAGTTCATATTGAGCAAAGGTATTCTTAATACAGTTAAGATTCCTTCTCATCCTTACTCTTGTAATATTTGAGGTGATAGCAGTATCAACACCATCAATTATTTGAAGAACTTTACTATACTTGAATCTTCCACCAAACTTGTTTAAATCAACAGTCTTAGAATATGTTTCTAAAGAACTTGTAACACTTGTTTTGAGATCATTTGGTGAATTCGTTCTGGATGAATCGTAAAAGACATCACTATCAATCTCAACATATAGTAGTTTAAGATCAATAATCTCCTGAGAAATACCAGATACAGTATATTGCTTGAGATCGTTTAAGATTTGATTCTTATGGAAGTCAGAGATAGACACTCCACTTTTTGGTTTAATACTAATTAAAACCTTTCCAAACTGTGGTGGATTTAATTCTTCACCGCCAATAACGGAAACAGATTCGGTTGGGGGATATACCTGCTGTACCAATGCCTCATAATCCCTTGTTGTAACGGCACGGTACTGCGATGAGTACACTCTAGGTGCATAGTACTTAATGGACTCAATAGGTTCAATATCGCCGCCTCCAGCGGCAGCTGAGGAAGTTACAACACTAACGCCTGCCTGAGGCGTAATTAGAACTCCATTAGCATCAACTGTTGTCCCTGCATATGAAAATGTGGCAGGTCCATTACCAACCAAACCATCAGTTGTAATATAACTGATTTTTATGACATCACCATCACTCAGTTTTTTACCAATTATTCCATCACCGAAAAGAAGTTCATATCTTTCATCTGGAATTTCTTGTAAAAGATAAATTTCAGAATCACTATTAACGGTAATGATATTATCAACCATTTTATATTCACGAGTTCCAATTTTAACTTTAATGGTACTCGTATCAATATTAGGGTTGTTTAAAATAAATCTCTGATTTGTTGATGTATCTACAGTAAACTCTTTAGTTAAATATATTCCCTGAAAAATCTCTAAATCAACAAATGATGCTACGTTGCTTGATACATTAACAGTAACATCTTCTGGAATTGAAAATGTATAATCTGTATTATCAACTGGTCCAACACATACAAGTCCTGCTTTTAAAATTGCCTGTCCTGATGCCTGTGTTGTCGACACATTAAAGGAAACAGTCGCTTTTGCTGCAGTTTTCGATCTTGGAACATATCCAACGTTTCTAGCAAGAGAAACCACGTTCTCTCTGAGAGTTGCCGAATCTATAAAAGATTCGTTAACAATCATATTTGAGTTGAACGCAGTAATATATGTGTTATATGCAAGCGTGTCGATCAGAACAGAAAAGTTCGACCCATCAAAATCAAAATCCGTGAAATCACTGTTTGCACGGAGATAATCTTTGATGGAAGATTTTATCTGATCAAAATCTAGGTTAGTAAACTTAGTAAAAGGCATTTTATCTGGTTGCCTCTAGGAGATATGTAAATTGTTGTACTGGTACTTCTAATCCAACAACCTTAAAACGAACATTAATTTCGAATTCATTAGTGTCTGTTTTTGGTCTTACAGTAACACCAACATCTTCGACTCTTGGTTCGTTATTTTCGATTGCAATAAGGACTTGTTGCTCAATTATTGAAGCAGTACCAAAGTCAACAAAATCAAACAACTGAGTTCTAATATTAGTTCCCAGGATAGGTCTGAAAAACCGCTCACTGGGAATTGTTTGAACTATATTACGAATTGATCTTTTGATCGCATCAGCATTTTTAAGTACAAGGATATCCTTAGTTACAGGATGCATACTAAATGATAGACTAATATCCTTGAAAGCTCTGGATATCCTTTGGACGGCCATTTATTATTGATTTTGTTTGTTTTTATTTATATCCCATTCAGAATAATTCCGTATTATCCTCTGCTTTCTCGTAAAGATCCTCCTGATTGACCTTATCGTGCTTTTTAGGAGTGATTTCATCATTTGAAATCTCACGAAGCATTTTTTGATGTTGATGATTGCCTAGATTGTCAAGAAAATCGTTCATTGTTTCAGTTTATTTGTATTTATTTTGTTTTTTACCACATCATAGTCTTCTTCAAGAACCTCTTTTAGGTAATCTTCATCATAATTATCATAATAATTGGTTTTTGTAAGTTTTAATCTTGCTTCTAGAAGATCTTTTCTTGGTTGTACTAGAACTAGATTGTATTTTCCGTTATTTGACTGAACTTTATTG